GGTAATAAATTTTCTATATCGCTTATAGTATATTTATGATGTTGAGCCAGTGCAAAGACGTTTTTGTAGTATGCCATAAGGTTATTATGGCTCAACATTATGTAAAAAAAGAGTCCATACCCTCCACTACAAATACCTTGTCTTTACCTTCTTTATCTTTGTAATTAATTGTATGAGACAATTTAGGCATCGTTGTAAAGAACTTCTGTAGCTGTTCTACAACCGTAGATGTGAACCCATCAACAAAATCAGAAACCTCTTCTGATGAGAATTCTTCTAGTTTGTATACTTCGTCTGTTTGCTGATCGACTAAAGTATCAATGCACGAAATCATCGTGTTAAACATTTGCTCTGTTTCATTCGACTCTTCTGCTCTATTCGATAGATTGGTTACCTCTTTAAGCGTAGGATATCGCATCATGACATAGTATTGACTATTAAGTTCAACCTTTTTTTCATGATCTGGATTAAATTCAACTTTAATGTCGTTAACGTCAACAGTGACATCAATTCTTTCTTCAGTATCGGGATCCATAAAGCCAAAATCAATCTCATTGTTTACTGACTTTGCTCGTATATTGAGAATCAGATACTCAAGATCGAAGATAGCTAACTTTTCAACGTCAACGTCCGGTACACAGTTTGTAATGATTTGTTTAACTGCCAGAAGAATTTGATTTTGTTCTCTGGACTCTTGTGCGATAAGAAGAATCTTCTCTTCTTTCACAGTGAATGGACGATATCTCGCCTTCTTTCCCGTTGATGGAATCTCAATTTCAAATAACGGTTGGTCAATTTTAGGTAATGCCATTGTATACTCCTATAGTATATTAATAATTAAAATGATTTCAAAATAGTAGAGACATTCGAAACTTGATTGATTGCGTCTTGAATGCTTCTAGGTCTCTTCAAACCTCGAATCGCTTGTGTAAATGTATTTATAGTAGATAGATAAGATAGTAGTCCATTTGCTCCACTAGCTCCTGCTATGACATTACCAGACTTAGCGCCTGTTACTTTTAGTTCGTCATATGTGAATCCTACAGGCAACGTCATAATTTCGCCTGCTTGTTCCCAAGCTTCAGTGACATTACCTACCTGAATAGGATATGCACCAGACATTTTATAGGTGTATGTGATGCTTTCAGATGCGAATGAGTATACAATTATCTCTATAGTGGTTGCGTAATCACTCTTATATCCCATTTCAAATGGCAGTGCTCCATCTACTTCAGATATAGGACCAGATGATGTATCATAGTTGATAATTTTTTGCATCCATCGATGAAAGAACTTCATAACAGCAAAGTTGCTATCTACCATAAACACTGTGGGAAGAATAGGAAAAGCCATAGACTGTGGTCGTCTCGTAATAGCACCGAATGATTGCTTTTGGTAGTCAATTGTTTGAGCATCTAGTTCTGGTAAAGTTACAGTCCTACAAAAGAATTCTAGTTCTCTCGCTAGATTCAAAGATGTGGAGTTATCTTCGTCATCATTCCCATCTGAGATTCCTGTAAATCCTGGTGGTGGCAAGATGCGTACTAAGAATAGATTGTTTTGCGCCAACCCGTGCTTATTAATCTGTGCTGAGAACTCATTGATATTAAATGCCATGTCTTTATCCTATGTTTTTTCTGGAATCTGCCCAGACTTGAGTTTTTGATGCGCCCTGGAATCTCTCTAATGGTAAGAATAGAGCAACGTCCCACTCGGATGGATATACGTACATAAACCTACTTCTGAGTTGTGATGTTAGATATCTCTTTATACACGGCTTAAACTCTTGAAATTTAGCCGCATTATCTAACAGTTTATAACTAAGTTTAAGTCTAGTAGACTCATCATATCTCTGATTGTTTGCTGTATCATATAGCGCATCCATTAACTTGGCACGTAGAGGTAGTGGTAAGTAATGCATGTTGAGTCCGTAAAACCCACCTGCTACTTTTTTAAATGGAAATACGAGTGGAAATCTATCAAAGTATGGTAGAGTTTCTTTATGCTTTGCATCATAGTAGTACATGTACATCTGACCAACGAGTGGTCGAGAAGTTAATCTATCACTATCACTCTTAATTAGTTTACTGTCATTCACTCTTCGATATTCTTTAGCGGTGTCACGATACCAAGTACGTGCCGCTTGAGTACGTGCAGGTATTTGTCCTGTTCGAACACCTTTTGTTAGAATTTCATCAAAGAGAGTTGCCATTAGATTACTACTACACCTTCTGCAATTAATCTTTCACGATTAGCAAGGTGAGCCGCATCGACATCATCTTTACTACCGCCAAAATAAGCAACTGCATGACCCTCATCAATGAGAACCTCAGTCACCCTACGATCATCGTCTAAAATAAAGTCACCTAGAATACGACCAAACTTGCCCTTCATGTCTTCGCCCTTCTTAGACACTTCAGTCTTCAGAATTGCACCATCTTTGAGTAATTCTTTTAGCTTTGCTTTAGATGCTAGACCAAACTTCTTCTCTACTTTATCACGTGTTCTTGATTCGGGGGTGTCGATACCCATAATTCTAACACGTTCTTTTCTCAGCCACACGCCAAAGCCTAGATCGATGTCTACATCTACTGTATCACCATCTACTACTCTTAATACTTTACATTTATATTCGTACATCTAATTCTTCTCCATAAAACAGTTGCGCTGGGTTGTTTTATCGATTGCTTGTTGTGCCCAGTCCAACTCCTGGATTATTCTGTTATACCATTTAGAGTCAATCTCACTATTATGTGGATTGTCTCGCTCAACTGCTAATTGTTCCATTCGCATATTGATATAATTAGCTGCCGCTTTAGCCTTTCTTTCATTTCTAGCATCAATCTGACTGTCAATGAGGTGCTTTTTAGTCGCTGTTAAACACTCGACATTGTTTCCTTTGTAGTTCATTACTTTATCCCTAAATGATCTTCGTGCATTATCTGAAACTTCCAACCTCTATCTAAACAAAATTCACGGGCAGCATCCCACTTTGCTTGATTTATTCCCCACGTCTTCACTTCGTTAATGTATCTCTTAGTTGGTTTAGTTCCGTTCTTTTTTACTGTAGGAGGTACAGTCTGATACTTAGGCTTTACCTCAATTAATATTCTTTCTTTCTTCTTATCTCTATTTATCTGTTCCACATAGAAGTCTGGAAAATATCTATGAAGTCTCCCATCTATCGGACTCTTATAGGGTATAACAACCTCTTCGCTTGACCACTTGACTACATGTGGGTGTCTGTCTAAATAAGACATAAGCTTCAATTCCCAGTGGCTCCGATAAATTATATTTAACGGGTCACCCAGATACTTTGTTGGGTTTCTTGGTCGAAACTTTCCTTGATAAGCCATGTGAACTCATATAAATAATTGTAATTAGTCTAACTTAATATTTATATAAGGTAAATAAATCATATGAGCACCCAGACGATTCACTCAGCGGCGTCAGTAACCGAACAGCGAAAGCAAAACCTGAATAATAAGTTGGGTCTATACTTTCCGCATGACATCGGTCACCATGCTATGATACTTAACTTTAAAGACTACGATTACGGTGGTAGTTCACATATGCGAGAAGTAAGCAATGACAGTATCATCTTGCCTTTACCAAAAACTCTTCAAGATAATTTGAACGTTAAAGTTGGTGCTGATGAACTAGGCGTTATAGGATCTCTTGCCGCAGAAGGCACTGCTGGAATTAATGATGCGGCATCAGCTACAGCAAATATACAGAGTAAGCTTAAGAGTATGTTTGGTGATGCAAAAGACGAGGCTTCATCTGTGTCTGCAATCGACTCGCTTGCTGGAGTACTAAACAAGAGCTTAGACACTGGACTATTTCTTGCGAGAGCCGGTCTAGGTAATATTGCACCAGATATCGCAAAGGGAATTGGAGCAGGACAAGGCACTGCAATTAATCCATACGCAACTCTTGTATTTAGTGGTGTTGATTTAAAGGTACATACATTCGAATGGCTATTATCGCCTGACACACCACAAGAAGCAGAGACGTTAAGAAAGATCATTCGAACAATTCAGCGTCATGTGACACCAGAAATGGATGGGGTATTAGGTGAAAGTATTAGTAAGTCTACACTCGGTCGTGGTCTATTAAAGTATCCATCGATGGTTGACTGCTTCTTTCATGGTATTAATCAGAACTATTTTTACAGATTAAAGACATGTATGGTATCACAATTTAATGTAGACTATGCGCCTAATGGCATTGCATTAAATAAAGGCGGTAAGCCTAGTGCAGTGAGAATTAATATGATTATGACTGAAGCCGCTATTCATACGAAAGCAGATTATCAACCTGATGGTGCTATTTCAACAGAAGAATTACCTGAAAAAACAGGTGCCCTCAGCGATAGCGAGATTAATAGAATTACGAACGAGGCGCTTGAAAATGTTAGCTCAGAAGGAGGTACAATCGTATGAGTTATTTTAGTAAATTCCCTCTGACAAAAAGAAATGATGGACACTCAGTAGTCGATATTACTCGAAAGGGTAAGCTAAAAGTGTCAAACACTGCGACATCATATCTGCCTTATACAGTAAAAGAAGGTGAGAGACCAGAAGACGTAGCGTATTATTACTATGGTGATCCAGAATTAGCATGGTTAGTACTATCAATTAATGATATCGTTGACCCATACACACAATGGCCTAAGACACAAGAGTCTCTAGACAATTATATTATGAAACAATATGCAGAGAAGTCAGGCACAACAGGTATTAATGTCCTTAACTGGTCAAAGAACACAGGCTTCACTACCAATATTAAATGGTATGAGAGTAAGTACAACAGTAACGTAAGAATTAATCACAAGACATATGTTGCAAACCCGCAACCCGACCCAGCATTTAATGCCAGTGAGTGGAACGTCATTCGTATTTATGATTATGAATTTAAGCTAAACGAAACGAGACGCCAGATCCAGTTATTTAATAAAGCGTACATGGGTGAGATAACTAATTTATTAGAGCGAAGATTAAATGGCAAGTAATCAACCTGCTACTCAAGCAGGACACTACGAACTCATATCGTTTAAGATACGTCCTTTAAAAGGGGCGAGTGGTGTCGAATTAAAGCAAGTCGTGACTCAATGGCAGATCAGTGAGAGTATGTTTCGTACTAACATTACTGGCTCTGCTACAGTATTAGATGCAGAAGGTATCGCACGAACTCTACCTATATTGGGTGAAGAGATGCTTACAATAGAATGGAAAGACTTTTATGGTAATATCGCAAAGAAAGAATTCTTTTGCTATGGACTTAATGATCTAGGACCACATGACAATAAAGACGGACTCCTATCCTATCGAATTAATTTCACATCAATCGAACATTTAACTGCCCATCAAGACGATGTACGCCAATCATTCTCGAATCAATTAATCTCAGATATGGCACAATCAGTATTCGATACCTATTATAAGACAAGTAGCAAAGAAATAGAGATCGAACCCACTGTGGGAAATCAGACCTATGCGATTCCGAGCCTAACGCCCGCCGCCACGATGCATTTCCTTGCCAAAAGAGCCTACGGCGGTGAGAGTTCTACAAACAATTATTACTTTTTCGAAACAAAAGAACAATTCTTCTTCTGCACACCCGAGTATCTATACAACAAATACAAAGATAAGGTAGAGAGCGAAAAGACATTAGAGGATAATAATCTTTTATTCTATACAACAAAGATGGCTGATGACAATTCACCTAATGGTCAGCTAAGAAATCAACAAACTGTATCAGACATTACATACGGAGACCCTTCTAACTCACTCAACGAGATCCAAGAAGGACAATATAAGACATCAATGCTAGAGATAGACCTATTAAATCGCACAACCTCTAGGACAATTACTTCATTCGAGGATATATTAGACAATATGCCTATAGATAAGTTGAAGATACCTCATAGCAGTGACTTTTTATCTAACTCTATGCCTGTATTAGATGAAGTTTACGTATTAAAGGACTATAATGTACCTGGTCAAGAGAGGGGAATCAATCGCCATTATCCTTTTTATCGTGAGGTAATTAATTCAAAGAAGCTATTTTCTACACACATGAGAAAACATGCTATTAATTGCTCTATAAAGGGTAGAAATCCGTTGATTCCAGGAATGGTTATTTTTTTAATGGTAGACCTCATTGAAGTTGGTGAATCTGGACGTCCAGATGTACAGCGTGACGGGTTACATATGGTCACAGACATTACGAACTTCTTCTTTGAGGACGAGTTCACGCAGATCATAAGCCTTACAAAGGGTGGTCTATCAGACAGCAATGACCGATCTATATTCAGAGGGAAGAGATAATGAGTGGTGGCTTTAGAAATCTATTGTGGTATGTGGGAGTCGTAGAAGACCGTCACGATGCCACCAATGATGGACGTGTTAAAGTAAGAGCATTTGGTATTCATACAGAAGATAAGCAAGCAATGCCTACTGCTGATTTGCCTTGGGCGATTGTACTTGATGGCTCATATGGTGGTGTACAGAAGATACCTGATGTGGGCGACTGGGTGTTTGGTTTCTTTATGGATGGCGATGATGCACAACATCCTATGGTGATGGGAAGAGTACCAGGAGTATCATTACAATTACCTCCTGAATCTGGTGCGCCTCGAGAAGCGAACTATATGCCTGTTGAGTCTTTGCCTAAGTATGGTAAGCCTCCTTTACATAGACATCTAGGTGGTGAAGATGCTCAAGTAGGACAAGGACCTATACAAGCCGCTGCCGTGAAGAATGGTATTGAGTCTGCTATTGATGGCGAATCATGGTCTGAACCTCCTATTATATCACCTGAAAAGAATCTTGACAATACGATCTATACCAGTAAGAATGATAATAACTATGTGGTGTTGAGTGACAGTAGAGAGGGAGATGGTACATATATTCTGATATCACACGCCTCGGGTTCTGCTATACAAATCGATTCACATGGAACGATACTTGTCAAGTCTTTTGGAGACACTTATAATAGTTCCGAAGGCTTT